ACCTATTGCTGAATCTTGTCTGCCTCTCTCGGTCGCGTAATTCTGCCCGTATACATCAGTCGCAAGGCGTCCTAACGAATCGCCTAGCTCACGTTGAGAATTAGCCATCATGTTCTGATATAACCCTGAACCAAAACGTCCTCGCGAATCTGCACCAGCGCCTATTGATGGCGCAACCGCTTCAAGATATTGACGGCTGACGTTATCAGCAGCTTGGTTATACATTTGGTCTAAGTAAGGGTTTGAGTTTAAGAAATCGCCCGACAATGTTTGCCCTAATAGGTTTTGGCCTATACCAATATTGGGGCTGCCTGCCATTGCTTGATTTTGTATGTTTTGCAAAGCTGATTCAGTTGGGCCGCTAAAATCTGCAATTGTTGAGCGTCCAAATCCTTTCGGCCCACCAGTTTCGTACAACTTACGCGCTTCTGAAAAGCCTTCTTCTAAATACGGCGAAACACTAGACCAAGGAGATGATTGTGCGCTTGTAGTTATCGTGTTTGACGTGTTCATGTTAGGTGTACCCATGTTTAACGGGCCTAGGTTTGGTTGATAATTGGCGTATTGTAAGGGCATGTCATGCTCCCATAAAAGGATTATAAAAAGAACGATAGTTGATTGGTGTAAATTGCATCGGCGTATAGCCAAACTCATACGGCGTTGCCTGACGTCCTGTCACGGCTGGCGCTTTTGGCATTGAAAAAGGATTGCTTGAGCCTGCGGTTGCAGTTCCAGTTCCAGTTCCGTCTGGGAAAAGTTCCCCCGCTAAACCTAGACCCAGCTTGGTTGCTTCGTATGGATTGTCTTTAATTTTATCTAAAATAGATTGGTCTGACACCGTGTCGCCAAGCGATTCAAATTGTGGATCAATTGATCCGATATAATTTGGCTGTGTTGCAAACGGATTATTAACATCAAACTGCCCTTTGCCAAATAATGAATCAACTGTAGGATCAGGGATAGATGGCCCAGTAAATGTGTTATTGATTAAAGCCGTTGGATTAATATTATTTAGTAATGTTGTTTCTGCCGTACCCCCTGGAGGAAACAAACTATTAGCTAATTGTTGTTCACCTGTTGGTATTGGCAAACTGTAATCGGGACTTACAAAACCTTGGCCTGGCGCTGTCGGGCTTAATGATGTTGTCGATCCTGGCATATTGACAGTCGGCGGTATTACTGGCGAAAAACCTGGAACAGCACTTGTACCAACATAACTAAACGGATTATTCACTCCAGCAACAAAAGAATCATTTACTAAATTTGTACTAATTTGTGTGCCGTTAGGAAATAATGGGTCTTGTATTTGGTCTATCAATCCTCCTCGTATATCAAAAGCGCCTGGAGGTATGTTGGTGCCAGTAATTTTTGGTGCATTGCCTAAATATGTCGTTCCAGCCGTTAAACCCATCGATAGCGGATCAAAATCTGTTCGCAAACCAGTGGCTAGTGTATTTCCAGCCGTCACCCCAAAACGACCTGCGGCAGTTGTAGGATTCAAGCCGCCACCACCGGCATAAGCCTGAGCAGAATTAAGAGCAATTTCCAGAGGGCTTTTCCCCTGTCCAGCCCCAATCCCGGCAGCCATCACCATGCCAAGTTCAGGCTTTATGATCGAGGCGACAGCAATTAGAGCTGGCGCTATAAAACGGTCAAATATAGAGCCTGGTTTATTCTGGAATTCATGTCCTGTGTAACGCCCGCCGTAATCAAACCCGTCAAATGCCATTCCAACAGGCAAAGCATCACTGAGCTGGCCTGTTTTTAAATAATTCTCATAAGCCGCCGCCGCTTCTGGGCCATATCTATCACGCGACGTTTGCCCTTGCTCTCCAAGAAAGTCTTTCATTCCCTCCCAGATGGACTTATTACCGCCCATTTTCGCTTCGGATTCAGGAATAGGGCTTTCTGACCAAGGTTTTACGCCTTCGGCATACTGTCCATAAGTTTCCCAAATGTTCTGATAACGGTCTGTGACGTTGTTTAAATCGACGCCGTAGTTTGTCGCCCCTAAACCAACTATGTCGTAAGGCAGTTCTTTAGCATCAAATTGCCCAGGCTTCACGTACCAGCTTGAGTTATGCACGTAATCTGGTAAATTCCAAAGCGCTGTGTCAGAAAAACCGGCTGACCGCAGTTCATTTTTCTGCGCTTGGACTTCACGAGTATCTGCCACATAATCTTCATGCAAGATTGTGTTGCCAGCTACATTTTCTAAGTCAGCGTTTGTTTCGAACGTATCCCCACGGTCAAAAGCCGCCTGTTGCGCTGTATTATAATTTTGTAGATCGCTGAGATTGTATTCGTTGACCGCGTTCCAGCTGTCTAACCCTTGGTTATAAGCCGATAAATTGTCTCCGCTTAGTTCTATCCCTTCCGGCAACGGTCTCCCATTTTTTCCTAAATTTCTATAAAATGATAGAGCATCCATTATCTCAGCCCTTTCGCTGCAATGCTGGCACGAACACCAAGCGCATGATCAAAACCACCAGCAATATCAACTCGAAATCTCATATATCGTGCGCTCTTTCTTAGATTGTGTTGCCCTGTAGCGCTATTAACCGTCACACCTGACGAATAGGTTATGTCTGAGTTTTGGTTGGCTCTAGCGGCCACATAGACCGTATTAGTAGCGGTTGAGCCTTCAACTAATGGTAATACGTTGTTGCACGTTAAAATGTTAGTGTTTTCGCTCCCCACTTCCTCAGATTCTAGGCGTGCAGTAAGCGCTGTTCCGGTGAAATCTCCGCTTTTATGAGCGTTATTGAAGCCATATAGACCAGCTGCACCGCCTTTCCACAAGTCAGAATCAAGTGATGCTGGCAAACTATCGAGCGTATAACTGACTCCACCCACCGTATCTAATGAATCAAGCGTATAACCGGGAGACAAACCATCAAATATAATTTCCGTATCGATTACCGCATAGCCGAATCGGCCTGATTTCCAATCATAAATCAACAGTTCATCATTACCTGATGCACCGTTAGCGTAAGACCAGACCACTTTAGAGTTTGCAGGATCGATTGCAGATGAAATAGTGTAATAACTTTCTTTATTAACGCGATCTAGGAACCAGCGATCAACTTTTTGGTCGCCAATCGGTGTAGTGCCTTTTCCTATGTCGTACCGCTGAAAGCCGGACTCGGATAAAAAGAAAACACTGTTGCCGTAGCGAACCACCGAACCCTCGGCTGGTGTTCCGATGCCGACTGATGTTTCATTGAACGACCAAACTAATGGCGGCCCATCGTAGCGCATCTCCCAGATAGAGCGCTCTTGAAATATTACGCCAATATCACCACCAGTCACGGCCATGATTTTACCGCCGTTACCGACCAAATCCTGAAAATCAGCTTGTGTACTCGGGACAGTACCCCAACTCGTTTCTAAGTTTTGTCCTGACCATTGAACTCTGGTTGGGTATTCAGTGGAACCATCTAAAATATCACCAATAACGACAAAAGAGCGCACGCCTGTAATAAAACGAGCTTTCGGAGGACTTCCACCAAGATCGGCAAAAACTGACGAGCCATCAATCGGCCCTATCTGTATGGCGTCTGCGTAGTTGGTCGCAATAACTTGCGTCCCAAACTTTAAAAAATTCCAGTTATCGAGCGTGTCATTTGAATAACCACCTGATTTAGATTTATCTGTCCAGGTTCCACCAGCATATCGGTATAACTTAGTCGCATCACCGGCAAACATGCGCACATTGGCATCGCCATCGATCATTGCAACCGCGCCGCGTGCTTTAGCGCTTAACGCTGTCGAGTCAACAGCAAGTGAACCCCAAGAGCGAAACCCTGTCCCATGCGGCTGTATGTTTTGCGCATGAGTGACGCCTGGCAACGATAAAGCGGCTTGATCTGGCAACCACTCGCCAAATTTTAAAGTTGTTGGCTTAATCATGGATTGATTGAATCCGTTTTAACGCTGATCGGCCCTTGATTAACCCGCCCTTGTCTATACGTCTCAGATGCAGACCAAGCAGACACCTTATATTGGTCTAGCCAATCTTTTGCCGTCGCATCATCTTGAGTAAAGCGAAACGCATGAAATAAGCACGCTGCCAAGTACACATCAGGATAATCAGTCAACACCCAGTTTGTCGTGTTTGATGCAGATAAAGCCGTCACTTTTGGATAGTAGGACAACTCATAGGCATAGGCTGAATCTGGGGTTACGTCAAATTCTATTTTGTCCGAAATGGTGTAAAAACGTGGTAAACCAGTGCCAGAACGTAAATAAATGCTTAACTGAGCAGGATCAACGTAACGCACTATGCCAGTGACACCACCAGAGGTTAACGTCAGTCGGTACGAGTCCAAATAATCAGCCGGTAAATCAAGGGTATTCGCTGAAGTCGAAAGCGTGCCTGACAAGCGCGTGATGTTGCCTCTAACTCCACCAATCTCCGCCAAACGTGGCAATGATGGCGCACGTTTTAAATAGGTTTCAGCAAGATCAATAAAATTATCAATGTAACTGGTTAAATCGTCTCGCGCAGTCCAATCAGCAATGGCTGTTTTTAATTCACTGTATGTTGAGATTGCCATGCTTTCCGCTTCTCCGTTATGTTATTTAAGACCAGTTCGGCGTGTACCGAGTCGCCCATCAATTCCAACCAACTGCAATTTCCTACCATCGAATCGAACTCTTTAATCCAAGCTTCGGCGTAATCGCAATCTTTAGTCTCGGGGAAATGCGGAATACCGGCGGTGTAGTGTATTAATTTTGGTTGCTCGATTGGCTTGTCATAGCCAACAGTGAAATTCCATTCTATCGGTAACTCGCCAACCGACTCAGCCCATTTAAAATCGCTGGGGTTATTGTTTTCATCGTTAATATAGTCAGCGGTTAATTCTTGGCACTTTTCATTGTTGAACACCATCATCGACGGCCATTCAAAACGATTAGCGCTTTTAACAACCGATACCGCGTGATCTGTGTCGATCAATGTTTCCAGCTCGTTTATATCACCCTGTAACAACATATCAGCGTCTAAAAACACGCTAATGCCTTGGAAACCTGATAACGCCGGAACTAGGTAACGCGAATAAGTAAAATCAGTTAAACCTGTTCTCGTAATAGGTAATGTCGGCAAAACTAACGGCACAATGGCTAATGGTCTGCTGGTGCGCCTAGTGATTGACCATTGCAACACGTTAAAAGCTACCGGCTGCCTTGGATCGATACCGATATAAACTCTCATTGTCTCGACAACAAACCATCTAATTGAAAACGACCGTCCACCTCATCCTCATAAAAAAGCGGCAAATTTAACGCTGCTCGTTCTATTGCGTGTTGCGCTGCTTTGTCTCTAATTGTTTTAGGTATGTTTCTGGCGTTGCCTTTTACTACCATGTTTTGCAGTGTTTTTATTTCTTCGGCTGTTAGCGTTGGAACGATTAATGGATACGCTTGACCGCCTAATACCTCATCATTATTAGTGCTCAATTCAGTCATAATAGAGTTATCAACAAAATTAGGTATTGGGCCTAAAAAACCTTGCTGTGATTTTTTACTTCCAGTAATCCTTGTGTTGTCAGCGCGATTCGTAGATAACCCAGATTGTTGCTCAAACATATTAGGCTGATTTAATAATCCGTAAAAATTCATCCTACTTTGACCTCACCAGTACGCGTATCGCGTAAACTGTTAATAATTGAGTCTCGAACCGCTAAAACAGCGTTTTCAGTGCCTAATTCTGGTCTGCGGTAAAACTTTACCGACTCCCACCAGGGACAATCGCCTGCAATGCCTTCGTGAAAATGCGGTTGGTCGTGTACTAACACCATCGCTGGCTTACCTAACGCTCCGGCTAAGTGGTAAATCGTTGTCGGTACTGATACCACCATATCCAAACAATTAACTAACGCCGCCTGGTCGTCGTAATTATTCGACATTGAACCCCAAGGCCAATCGTGAATAGTAATACCTGTTTCTTTTTTGAATTCAGCTATTTCTTCTGCTCGGTCTTTATATTCCAAACTAACAAACGTCGCATCAAGTTCTAATATCGGTTTTAAATCATGTAGGGTAAGGTTTCTATTTTTCCACCCATCTGATTTAATTTCGCCGCCCGTCCATGCAATACCTATTCGCGGTTTATCATAGGATAACGTGCTAAGCAAACCAGCCCATTGCAATTCTTTTTCTCGACGTGGGTTTAAATACTTTCCACGCGGTTTCATGTCTGCGTACTGCATGAAGCTCGCCATAGAAATTTGGTGCGTTGATTTTATTTGGTGGTCAAATGTGGCGCAACCTTGCTCGCCAAACACTTCGGTAAAAGGAAAAGTTAATTTAAATAATTGTTCTAATTTAGGAGCGCAGATAAGCTGCTTGGGAGTAAAGGGACAAGCGCCCATATACGCAATTTGATCTCCTAACCCCTGTTCACCATAAACTAAAACAGTAGCGTCTTTCTCGCCTTTCCATTCTGGCAATCCGTAATCTTGTAGTTCTCTTTGGTTTGAATTACCTAGCTGCGAGCGATACAGCTCCCACCCTGTCTCCCAATCACGTTCATGTAATGCGGCAAACGCCAGTGAGGTTTTAGGTTGGTGGTGATCTTCTAACTTTAGAGATAAATTGGCGTAATGCTTGGTGTTCTTAAAGTCGTAATTTTGCACATACGCACTAGCTAACTGCCGATACACAATAGCTTTATTACCATCAGGCTCGTTATCAGGCATTAATTTAAGCGCTTGGTGTAGCGTTTTACACGCCTCACTAGCTTCTTGTAATACCGCTTGGACTGAACCAAGTAATAATAAATTGCGCCAAGTCTTGCTTTCACTTACCGCCGCAACCGCTATCGGATAAGCATAAGGCGCTTTACCGGCATCAATTAAAAAACGTGCTAATGTTGTCCAAGCTTCGTGATTAGCTGGGTTTTGAGATAAAACCTTTAATAAGCCTTGCCCTGCAAAATCTAAATCGCCGTACTCGATTGCTTTATCGCAATCAGCCAACAACTCAGACACGCCCTGTACCTGTTCGTAAATACGCCCAATCACGGTCGTTCAACAGCTTTTTAACCGCTGGCAAGTGGTCTCTATTGTATATATCAACGCCTAGTTCTTTCTTCCATTTTAAAATAACGGAATTAGGAACGCTCGCCGCGTGCCACCAGTTGTTTTTAATACCGCGTTGTGAGACTTCATTCAGCCCCATCGCACCGCCTTGACCTTGATTTCTTGCAGCTTTGTTTGCATTTAAAACAGGCTCAACGTCTTGGATTTCCGCAATCGTAGTAATTTTAGTTTTATGATCGTAGTCGTGCCAAGATTGTGTGCCAGTTTCAGGATCGTAATCAAGCAATCTTTTCATGCGTGCCGCTTTGAGCCACTATTAAAAGTTGCATGTTTACCAATTTGGTTCATACCACCTTTGGTAAAATTACCTGTATTCTTTAAAGGACGGTTTTTAGTTTTATTAAAATTCTTCAATGAATTTTTGTTTGATACTGTTTTCATAAATCACCTTATAGTAAAAAGAAGGAGAGGCCGGATGGCCCCTCCGTAGTATTGTGACGAGCATGGAGTCCCGCCACTGAGCTTAACTTAAGTGGTGGTGTACACCTTGCCAGACGCACTCTCGTTCAGCGATGACAAAGTATATTCCGCCAATATCATCGACCGATCTGAATCACCTGTTTTACTAAGTGGTTCAGTCTGGATAGGACGCAGAGAATCAACACTCCAATAATCCATATCAAGCGCATACACATTGAGCGCTGCCATAAAGCGGTTAGCCACTATCTGACATTGACCAAAATCACTGATATAAATATCAGCCGCACCGATGATAGAACCTGGTGATACTGGGCCATTCGGTTGCGCGTCTCGATACTGAGTACCGATACCGCTAAACGCTGAAGCCAGCTGTTTGTTAGAGCTTCCGCACATAACAACACCAGGGTTTCCACCAGAGTTCCAAACAGCCGCTAGACATGCTTTTAACTGTACTTCGCTAAAAGCTGCTGCGGTGCCTGGGGTGGCAGCAGTAGCAGGGGCGCCAGAAGTCGTCGGAGGCGTAGTAGTATTTGCCCCTGACTGAGCCTGGTTAGTGGATAGCCAAGCGCCTATACCGGCCAGCGTCCTGGCAGTGGCTACCCCGCCCGCAGTACCAATTTGGATGCCAGTTAAGGCTTTTTCCATATCACGTTTTAACTCTTTACCTG